ACAGAGAAGGCCGGGACTCGAAGTCCTCGGCAAGGTGCCATACATCGAGTGATTGCGGATCAGTTGACCTGAACTTGCCGGTCAGGGAATGGAATATGACAACACACTCAAGAAACTCGAGGCCGCATTCTATTCGGGAGATTTTGGAAAAGCTAGCCGATACATGGACGCACTCGGCCTCAACCTCAAGTCTCTCCCGGGCCTTGGCAATTGGCTTAAAAACCTCGGGGGAAACAAAAACAACAATCAACCAAAACGAGGAACAATCACACCAAGAGGAAGGAGGTGATACCCATGAAAAAACGTTATAAAATGAAACGCACGAGCTCAAAACGCCAGTTCTCGCGCGGAGCCCTTAATGTGAACCCTGCAAACTCTTACAATCCCATGCGCGGAGGCTGGCGGCTCTAATGGCGTGTTATCATCCTGAAGTAGCGTACAGATCACGAGAAGGCCGTAATCCTAACGGAAAATGGCCTCTCGTCTTCAATCGTAGACAAGGGTATCACGATATGCCCGTAAAAATACCATGCGGCAAATGCGTAGGGTGCCGCATAGACAAGTCAAGAGACTGGGCAACAAGATGCGTACTGGAAGCATCAGACTGGGACGAAAACTGCTTCATCACTCTCACCTATGCACAAACAGGAAAAGACCTCGTAAAGAGGGATTTCGTCCTATTCATGAAAAAACTGCGCCAAGAGTGGTCGCGCGGGATCGCGTTCATAGACCACGAAGGCAAAAAACAAATATATAAAGGTGTGGGGCTCCGCTTCTTTCACTGCGGGGAATACGGTTCAACGGGAAACCGCCCCCACCACCACTCCTGCCTATTCAACTTCGATTTCCCCGATAAAAAAATCTGGTCAATCAGAGATGGAGTCAAATTATATCACTCTGAAATACTAGACAAAATATGGGGAAAAGGACATACAACAGTAGGCGAAGTCACATGGAAAAGCGCCGCATATGTGGCGCGATACGTACTCAAAAAAATAAACTCAACAGAAAGGGAGGTGCCCGAGTATATCACTATGTCACGCCGTCCAGGCGTGGGAAAAAAATGGTTAGATAAATACAAGGATGACGTACTCAAAGTGGATTCAATCATATTACGGGAAGGGAGATTTCGACCGCCCCGCTATTTCGATAACAAAACACTAGAAACGCATCCGATAAAAATGGAACAATTAAAACGTAACAGAATCAAAAAAATCAATGAAAACGAGTGCACTCCCGAGCGTCTCGCAGTACGCGAACGCTTAAAATTACGACAAATCAAACAACTGAAAAGAGGCATAGAATGATTAAGCAAATTTATTCAATCCGCGATCTCAAAGCGTCAGCATACCTTCAGCCCTTCTTTAACGATTCGCCAATACTTGCCGAAAGGCACGTCCAAATGCTCATGACTCATAACGAGATGTCACCTCTAAATCAATTCCCGAAAGATTTCGACTTATATGAAATCGGAGAATGGGACGACATAACGGGAACAATTCAAATGCATCCGGACAAAAAGTTTGTACAGGCGATATCAAACATAAACGACAGGGTAATAGGACAAAAAGAATATCAGAGAATGGTAGAGGCCGCTATGAGGTCAGAGATTGACTTGGCATACCAAACAAGACCAACGAAAGGAGAATAAAATATTTGCGCCCCGCTCCGGTCCTCCGGATGCGGTCTTTCAGTTGGCAGCAGAACATGCTGTAGGCAGAGTAGAAAAAAACAATTAAACAAAGGAAACAAAAAAATGAGATCAACAGAACGCTCCGCAGTTCAGTACACACAGCCCGGCCTCACTCAACAGCATTTCAGAAAAGAGGCCAACATCAACTCAATAATGAGGAAATACACAAAAACAGGCATCCTTGTAGATGCCGGTAAGCCGATGCGCGGAGCTCCGCAATTCGGCGTATTCGACCAGTTCGACTTCCTCGAAAGCCAAAACAAAGTAGTACAGGCCAAACAGGCCTTCATGGCCTTGCCAGCGCGAATCCGTCAGAGATTCGCCAACAATCCCGCCCAACTCCTTGAATTCATTGGAGATGAAAAGAACAGGGCCGAGGCCATAGCCATCGGCCTCATTCAGGAACAAAAAGCGGAAAAAAAGGAAGAAAAAGCACCGGAACCCCCGAGTGCTTAAGTTAGCAATATCACACCACTTGATATTATATTGCTAACTGACACACTTGAGCGAAGCGAAAGGATAAAAACAGTGGGAGATACCTTACAGTTCATCGCTAATAATGCAGAAACACAAAACGCAATCGCCATAATTCAGGCCGTCTTCGTACTGGTCGGGGCAATGATTGCTTTCTTCAACAAAAGGAAAAACTAACATGAAATCAGTAATGCAACACAAATTCAGCCAAATCCCTCGGGTGGAAATTCCTCGCTCCGTATTCGACCGGAGTCATGGATACAAAACGACATTCAACGCCGGGGATCTTGTACCCATCTTCATAGATGAAGCTCTTCCCGGTGACACATTCAGACTACAAACAAACATATTTGCGCGGCTCACCACGCCAAAAGTTCCCTTCATGGACAATCTGTTCCTCGAGACATTCTATTTCGCGATACCGTACCGGCTATTATGGGACAACTTTCAAAGGTTCATGGGAGAACAGGATAATCCGGACGACTCAACCGATTTCGAAATACCGCAAATCGTCTCTCTCAATCCAACAGGATTCGAATCAGGCTCACTTGCCGATTATTTCGGCATGGAGCTCGATATACCAAACCTCTCCGTAAGTGCTTTATTTCACAGGGCTTACAATTTATGTTGGAAGGAATGGTTTCGGGACGAAAACCTTCAGGACTCTCCAGTAATTAACAAAGGAGATGGCCCCGACACACCAACGGACTACCCACTTCTCAAAAGAGGAAAACGGCACGACTATTTCACAAGCTGTCTGCCGTGGCCACAGAAAGGCCCCGGAGTAGAGCTACCGATTGGAGCAACCGCAACCGTATACGGTGACGGAAAATCAATGCTCATGACAGACGGTTACGACACATTCGAGCTCGCATTCAATCAAGGCGCAAGCATATCAGATAGTGCCGTATTTCTTGATGCAAACAACACCAACGAAACACTTCCAAACAGCATTGGCGCTTGGACATATCCGGACGGAGATCGAGCAATTGGACTCGCAACAAAAACGGATGTCGGCGCCGGTTCAACCGGCCTCTATGCCGACTTCTCAACCGGTGCAATCACCACAATAAACGAAATACGCGAAGCATTTCAGATGCAGAAAATGCTAGAAAGAGATGCCCGAGGCGGCACCCGTTACACGGAGCTCGTCAGGTCTCATTTTGGCACAATATCACCGGATGCTCGATTACAGCGCCCCGAATTTCTCGGGGGCTCTTCACAAAGGATAAACATCAATCCGGTACAGCAAACATCAGCAACACTCGAAGCAACAACACCCCAAGGCAACCTTGCCGCATACGGCTTGGTAACAGATACAAGGGGAGGTTTCACAAAGTCATTCACCGAACACACAATCATAATCGGCTTGGTCAACGTAAGAGCAGATATAACATATCAGCGCGGACTCAACCGGATGTTCTCACGCATAACAAGGTACGATCACTACTGGCCATCACTCGCTCACCTAGGAGAGCAGGAAGTATTAAACAAGGAAATATTCTGTGACGGTACAGCGGCAGACAATGAGGTATTCGGGTATCAAGAACGCTTCGCCGAATATCGGTACAAACCCTCAATGATCACCGGCAAGTTCAGGTCAACTGATCCGCAATCACTCGATGTATGGCACCTTGCCGAGGACTTCGAGTCACGGCCTTCTCTGTCTTCAGAGTTCATCACGGATCAAACAGCCACAAGTCTTGCTCGGGTACTGGCTGTCCAGGACGAACCGCAATTCATAATGGATTGCTATATGAACTACCGATGTGCTCGGCCAATGCCGGTTTATTCAGTTCCCGGCCTTGTCGATCATTTCTAAACAAAAGCAAGTCGATTGCATCTTGGGGGGGGCGCCTCCGTAGCGTAATAAAGTCGATTTCTATTCAATGCGCTACGGACGGCGCCCCCCCACACCGCCTCTCTGGGTGCAGAGCGGTTAACTCTAAAAAAAGGGAAACAAATGAGTGACTATACATCAGCCGCAATACAAACAGGCGGAAGCTTGGTATCATCCGCCGTTGGCCTCGCAAGTCAACACATGCAAAACAAATTTCAGGAACGAATGTCAAATACAGCACATCAAAGAGAAGTAGCTGACCTCCGGAAAGCGGGGCTCAATCCGATACTAGCCGCCGGGGGTTCGGGTGCCTCTTCGCCTGCCGGCTCTATGTTCACACCGGATAACCCCGCTGCCGGATTTGCTCAATCAGTTGCGGCTTCAAAACAATTACGATTAGCCGCTGATGCACAGGAGCAAAACATGGCCTTACAGGCTCAAACAGTAGCAAAAGACATTGAGGTCAAAGAGGCCTCCAAACGTCTAACAACAGCACAAGAGCTGAAGACATATATGGAGACCGACATTCTTCCGGATCAGCAAGAAAAAATAAGGCAAGAGATCGA